GGAGTCACCCGTGCGGTCGGGCAGATGCTCCGTACCGGACTGGCTGGGAGCGCCGATGAGGCGTTCGACATCATCACCGCCGGGTTCCAGCACGGAGTCGACAAGTCCGATGACTTTCTTGACACGCTCAACGAGTACGGAACCATGTTCCGCTCGCTCGGGCTCGACGGAGCGACCGCCACAGGGTTGCTGTCGCAAGGGCTTCAGGCGGGCGCGCGCGACGCGGACAAGGTGGCGGACGCGCTGAAGGAGTTCGCCATCCGCGCGAAGGATGGCAGCAAGACGACGGAAGAGGGCTTTAAGGCCATCGGGTTGTCCGCGTCGGACATGGCGGGCAAGTTCGCCGCAGGCGGCCCGGCCGCAGCCGCAGCGCTGGACCTCACCCTGGACCGGTTGCGCGCGATGCCGGACCCTGTAAAGAGGTCGGCTACGGCCGTGAACCTCTTTGGCACGCAGGCGGAAGACCTTCAGGACGCGCTCTACGCGCTTGACCCGTCCACAGCAGTCGCCGGGCTGGGAATGCTTTCCGGTGCCGCCGACACGGCGGGTAAAACGTTGCACGACAACGCACAGACAAAACTTGAGGCATTCGGCCGGACGTTGTCGACGGGCCTGGTGACGATTCTGGGGACCTATGTAGTTCCACTGATCGAGAAGGTCTCAGGCGTGCTCGCAAGCGTGTTCGGCCCAGCGGTCAGTGCAGCCGCCGCGATCCTGAACGGAACAGTGGTTCCCGCTCTTAGGTCCATTGTGGACTGGGTCGGACAGAACCGCGACTGGCTGACCGTAGTGGCCGGGGTCATCGGCGCGGTGTTCGTACCCGCGCTTGCCGCGATGGGCGTTCAGGCCACGATCAGCGCCGCGAAGACGGTTGGCGCATGGGTCATCGCGAAGGCCGAGGCGATCGCATCTCTTGCCGCGCAGTCGCTTGCCCTGGTACAGCTCGCCGCATCGTGGGTTTCCCTGGGCCTGCAAAGCCTTTTCCAGGCGGGAAGGGTCGCTTCCGCCTGGGTCCTGTCCAAGGTTGAAGCCCTGGCGTCCCTTGCCGTTCAGGCGGGAGCGTTCGCCTCGCTCGGTGTCGCGTGGGCGGCCATCGGGGTTCAAGCCCTGGCGTCCGGCGGACAAGTCGCGGGCGCGTGGATCATGTCCAAAGTGGAGGCTTTGGCCTCCCTCGCCGCCCAGATTCCCGCGTTCGCCGCACTGGTCGCCGGGTGGGTCGCACTCGGCGTGGAAAGCCTGCTTCGAGGTGCGCAGATGGCTGCCGCCTGGGTCATGGCTATGGGGCCGATCGGCTGGATTACCGCCGCAGTCGTCGGCCTGGTCGCGCTGATCGTGGCGAATTGGGATTCCGTAAAACAATGGACGATCGACGCTTGGAACGCGGCGGTCGACACTGTAACAAATGCGGGCCGAGCGATCGTCAATGCAGTTTCATTTGCGTTCACCTGGGTTGTCGACAAGGTGCGCGATGCAAAAAATATGGTCGTCAATTCCTGGTCGAACGTGGTCGAATTCTTTGCCGGCATCGGTCGCGGAATCCGCGATGGAATCGCAAATGCGATCGACTGGGTCGTCGAAAAGATTCGCGGCGCGGTGAACTGGATTCGAGACCGATTCAATGATGTCAAGAACTTCCTTTCTAGCTTGAACCCATTCCGAGCAATGGGCGGCCCGATCGCCACTTCCGGAGTTTACACCGTGGGCGAGCGCGGGCCAGAGCAAGTGCTATTGCCGAAAGGTGCGCAAGTGGTCCCGAACCATGCCCCGGCCGGCCGCGGGGGCGGAAATGGCGCAGTCGTGAATGTCTATGCGCAAACAAACGCCGATCCGTACGCCATTGGCCGTGAAGTCGCATGGGCCATGAGAACGGGCGGGAGGTAGACCGGATGCAACTTGACCCCAACCTGTTCGCCGCAGCCCAGCGGGGCGCGCTCAACGTCCCGGACGAGTGGATGGCGGAGTACAAAGGGCTCGTCATCGGGGCCCCGGACTCGCCGATGTCCCTCGTCGCCGTTGACGGGCTCTTGGACCTCCCGGGCCTGCGCACCTCCGACCGGGCCGCCTTGAGCCGCCACGGCGAAGTAAGCGGCGGCTCGGACTACCTCGGGGCGCGCACGGTCACCCTCACCGTCGAGGTCTACGGGCGTGAGCGTGGCGAGCTGGCGTCCGCGCTCGACCAGGTCGCCGCAGCATTCGCCCCCGCACAGCCGGACGCCCCTTTAGTGTTTCGCTTCCCGGGCATCGCCGGGGGCGGAACCCGCTTCGTCGCCGCTCGCGTCCGTAAGCGAACTATTCCGGTCAACGTCGAATATGCGCACGGCCTGGCTATGGTCACCGTCGAGTTGTATTGCAGCAGCCCACTTATCGTGGACCCGGTCATCCGCAGTCGGTCCGCCGTGCTTCCGTTGCCGGACGCACCCGGCGGCGGACTCCGCGCACCGTTCCGCTTCCCGATCAAGTTCGGTATCCCGTCCGAACGCGGGATCATCCGGGTTGTCAACGACGGCACGTTCACGTCATATCCGCGATTCATCATTCGCGGCCCCGTCGACACTCCGCAGATTACGAACGTCGCAACGGCCGAACGGCTGACGCTCAATTACGTTTTGCTCGCGGGCGAATGGCTCGATGTCGACGCCTACACACACGAAGTGCTGTTGAACGGCACAGCACCCCGCTTCGCCACGGCGGGCATCGGCAACACGTGGCCAACCTGCCCGCCCGGCATGACTGAATTCGCTTTCCAAGGCTCACGGCTCGACCCCGGACCGGCGGGCGACGGGGCTTCTCTGACGTGCGAATGGTCAAGCGCCTGGGTGTAAATGAATCGGAGTTCCGCGCCATATGGTTCTGATCAAGAAAATGGACACCCCTCCGGTGTTCAACGACAACACCGAGTACCCCGCCGGGCTTGTCCGGCGCATCCTCAGCCGCCTCGCCGGAAGCCAAGTCGGCATGTTCGACATCTCGGACTTCGCGGTGCGACTGGACGGCCTGACTGTGACCGTGTCGCCCGGCCGTGTCGCGGTGCCTTCTCCGGCCACGGAAACCGGCGTGTACTTCGTGGAATCGACGGACTCTACGGTCCTCGCGCTCGACCCGGCCGACGCCACCCGCGACCGCGTGGACCGCCTGGTGGCCTACGTCGTGTCCCCGGCGACCGCAGCCGAGGCCGGCCGCTGGTTTCTGGAGATCCGCAAAGGCGAACCGGCTGCCTCCCCGCAGGCCCCGAATGTGCCCACGTCCTACGTAATTCAGGACTTCCTAGTTCCCGCACAGTCCACCGGAATCCAGCCGTCCGCCACCGATCGGCGCTACTTCGCGGCGCAGCAGTACATCTCCGGCCCCTCGCTGTATGGCCCCGAGCGGCCTGCGTCCAGCCGTCCCGGTCAGGTGTGGACGGACAGCGTTAACCGGGAACCCTGGTTCTACAACGGTTCGACGTGGCAACGGCTCGGGCCAGGCGTGCAGGCAGTGGAGAACCCCGCTGAAATCACCGCACCGTACGTGAATCAGCTCATTCTCAGGAGCACCGACCGCGCGTTGTACCGCTGGAGTGGCACCGAATGGCTTCCCGTCGCCGACGCGAGCGGAACGACGCCCGGCGGCGAATGGCGGATCACTTCCGACCAAGCGAGCGGCGCAAACGCAAAGCTGATCACTTTTCCGGACACTATTACCTCCCCGCAGGGCCTTTCGATGGATGCGTCGGGAGTCGTCACCATCAACCGCCCGGGTTGGTGGCAACTGACCTTGAACCTTCGCTACACCAACGGTTCTTACGAGAAGTACGCCATGATCGGCGCTAGCGCGGCGAACCTCTGGGCCAAGGACAGCACCGCCGCCTACACGCTGAATGTCAGCTGCTCAGCAACGAAGAAGCTCGCAGCCGGAACCACATTCGGATGCTATTCGTACTCTCAGGCCGCCGCAGCAATAACAAAAGAGTCGACCGGCGATCACATCAGCGGATTTTCCGCCGTCTGGCGTGGCCCGTGACCAATCCTGTCACATATCGCGTTCTGTTTCAGGACGTGTTGTCCGGCGTGATTCACGGGGAGCTACCGGCGGAGAAGTTCAGTTACACAAACACGCTGAACACCCCCGGCTCGGCGTCCGTCACCATCGGATTGAACCCAAGCGTCGCCCGGGTAAATCGGAACACGATCGTCACTGGTGGCGCGACTGCCGTCTACATCGAACGCAATAGCCGTTTCGTCTGGTCCGGTTTGGTGTGGGACGGGCAAGCCGACTTCGCGGCGGGCACCCTGGAGCTGAAATGCGAAGGATGGCTTAGCTACTTCCGCCTTCGCCATTACCATGCGACGACCGCATTCGCGCAGGCCGACCAGGCCGATATCGCCCGCGCTCTTATTCAGCATGCCGGGCAGTACGGCGACGGGTCCCGCCTCGGAATGATCGAATACGGAATCGCAAAGACGGGCGTTAAACGCGACCGGACCTACAAGGGATCGGAGCACAAGAGCATCGGGGAAGCTGTCGAGCAACTGGCGGCAGTGATCAACGGTTTTGATTTCTCGTTTGACACCACCTGGCGCGGCGATGACTTGATCACCACGTTTAACGTGCACTACCCGGCCATCGGGCGTTCCCGGCCGGTCACCCTGGAACAGGGCCGGAACTGTGACATCACAGGTGCGAGCATCGGCGGGAAGTCTGTCATCACCCACGCATTCACGCTGGGAGCGGGAGACGGGGCAGACCAGGTATGGGCATCCGCCGGAGGCCCGTCGAAAGTGTTTCCCCGCTTGGAATCCGTCGAGTCGTTCTCGGACATCAAGGAATACGGCACGCTGAAAGCGAAAGCGGAGGA